AGACCGCCGCTCGTCAGGCGGCGAAGCTGAAGGAATGGGAGACAAAATTGCCATGAAAATCGGTGGAGCACAGGACGACGTCGAGGAATTCCATCACGCTATGGGCGGCGGAACGCACCTGTTCCGCGGGAACGTCAAGATTCGCGATGCGGAGTTGCGGGCGAAACTCATCCTGGAGGAGGCGCTGGAAACCGTCGAGGCGCTGCTGGGAAGTAGCCGCGCCTTTGACGTCGTTGATGAGGCCGCCGGGGCCATGCATGAGAGGGCCGCGCGGCGCTCCCTGCCAGATGCTGTTGATGGCTGCATTGACACCATCTACGTGTGCCTCGGGACCCTCGCCGCGATGGGCGTCGACGCTGAACCCATCTGGCGCGCGGTGCATGCGGCGAACATGGCGAAGGTCGGCGGCGGCAAGGACGCCAACGGCAAGTTCCAGAAGCCGCCGGGGTGGACGCCGCCGGACATCGAGGGCGAGCTGAGGAGGCAAGGATGGAAGCCATGAAACTCAAAGTAGGCGACGGGAGGGTGCCACGATGAGCGACTGCGGTGACGCCGCTAAGAGCGATGCCGTTACGCCGGCTAAGCGCTACGAAGACCTCCTGCGCGAAGAAGGCCGGCGGGAGGGCTTCGAGGAGGGTCGCAGGGTCGGTCTCGGCGACGCGATCCAGTCTCGCGACGAGGCTGTGCATGAGCAACTGCTGCCGACCTACGAGAGGGGCCGTGCCGAGGAGCGCGCGGATGTGGTGGCGTGGGCATTCCGCAACATGCCGTACACAAACCCTGAGATTTCCGAGTTCGCTTACGAAATCAAGCGCGGCGCGCACGTGGGCGCGGCGAAGAGGGAGGGCGGGTGATGGACGAAGCCGTCGACGCCATGCTGGCAGCGCAGCCAGCGTGGAGGAAGCCGTGAGCGACGCGAAGAGGAGGATTGCGCAGGTGGCGGCGGGTGGCACTGGCATGGTCCTCGCCCTCGCATCAGACGGCAGCGCGTGGAGGCTGGAATCGATCAAGGCGCCGGACGCCATCGAAGTGTCGCACGTCTGGGTGCGCCTGCCTCCGCTGCCGGACCATGGGAGTGAGGGGTGAAGGACTGGGCTGACATCGAGGCGGAGCGCGAGGTTGACGCCCTCACGCCGAGTGTGCCTCCGATGGCGCGGGCGGAGCGTCTGAGCGACGACGTCGGCGGCGTTGTCACGATTCACGGGCGCCCGTTGCTGCCCGCCTGGGTCGCTGAGGTCATGCGGGCCGCACAGGTGATTGGCGTATCCGACCAGATCCACTACAACGGCAGCGTGGAGTGCTTCGTGCTAACGAGATACGGGCAGATCATCGTCACCCGGGAGAGATGGATGCGCGCCCAGCGCGAATGCGTCGCGGCCCTTGAGGCGCTCCGGGAGTCGTGCCCCTGAGGCAGCGGGACATCGAGGCCGAGCGCGACCGTATCCTGCGCGAGGCTGGCTTCGAGGACATCGAGCGCCCCGACGGGAGCGTCGTCCTCCCATCAGCCGTCTCTCGCCACGTTCACCGTCCCACCGAATCAGACGACGAGGACACCGCTGAGCGTTTCGCCGCCTCCGAAGAGTACTACCGCCGCGCGGGCCAGTTCCTCTGGGAGAAGGACTGGTACAACCCCGTGCACCGCCGCTGCTGGGAGTTGCACTCCGAGGGCGCCAGCTACACGCGCATCGTGCGCACCATGAAGCACGAGGGACACAGCATCTACCGACGCAAGGTGCACTACCTCATCACCGCCTACCGTCGCGAGATGCTGCGCGAGCCGCGCACGTCGAAGCGCGGGCGCCCCGTGAGCCCAACGAGCATGCGCCAGTCAGCCGTCGGCCGCATCGACATCGCGCTCACGCCCAAGGCGGCGCTGGGCCTCGACGAGGCAGTGAAGCGCTGGGGCGTCTCGCGCCCGATGGCCATCCGCCGCATGCTCGAGCTCGCCGCCGAACAGCTCGCCGCCGACCGCGTGAAGTGATTTATGCACAGTACATAAATCACAGGAACGTCGCCGCCTAGGAGAGAGACCGCCAGCCCCTGTGTAGGCCATGCACGGCGAGCCCGGCGTCAGTGGGCGGTCAACCGGGCACCTTTCATCACATGTCGGCATCGACGCAACGAAAACCAGAGACCAGGGACGCTGAAGGAAGGTTCGTTCCCGGCGTCAGCGGCAACCCAGGCGGCCAGCCGAAGGGTCTGCGCGAGCTGGAGAAGCAGGTCCTCGAGCGGTTTGGGCCCCGGGTGCTGGACGCCCTGGAGAAGCTCTACGAGCTGGGCAGCACCAGCGAGAACGACAAGGTCCGCGTGGCCGCGCTCGACTGCTTCGTCAAGCACGTGAAGGGTGCACCCAGGCCTCCGAAGGACGAGCCCGAGACGCCCGCCGCCAACGAGGCGGAGCTGGTGGCGAAGGTCATCGACTCGGTGGTGGCGAAGGATCCAGAGGCGGTGCGGGCGCGACTGGCGCTGGTCGCAGATCCAGAGCGCGCGCGTTGATGGAATCTCTTCCACAGTGCGCACAGCGGCGCAACGGGGCTGGCTTACACTTCGCGAAGGAAGAGCGGAAGTGAACATGGCTTCGAGCGAGATGGGCAACAAACGGCGCAACGCAAGCGAGGCTCCGCGTCAGCGTTGTGATCGGCCCATGCCGGTCTCATGGAAGGCGTCGCGGGCCGAGTGGGAGTGGTGGGGCGAGCGGTGAGGCTCCATCGCTGGAGCGACCTCAAGCGCAAGGTGCCCTGGTGGCGGCGGGCGCGCATCTGGTTGCAGGTGCAGCTCTGGCGGTGGCGACGGTGAGCATCGAAGCCGTCACCAGGCCTATGCTGGCCGGCGACCGCGCCTACGTGCTCGAGACGTGGCTGCACAGCTACCGGACCGCGCCCATGGCAGCGAGGCTGCCAGACTGGGCGTACTGGTCGCGCTACGGGCATGTGGGCCTGGTCGAGGACCTGCTCGAGCGCTCGGAGGTCACGGTGCTGGGGCTGCCCGAAGGTGGGCCGTGGATGTTCGGGTGGATGTGCCACGGGCCCCGACGGCTGCACTACGTGTTCGTCCGGTACGAGTTCCGGCGCCAGGGTCTGGGGCGGCGGCTGATCGAATCACTGCCCGGTGGCGAGATGGCCATTACCCATCTGACGCCCGACGGGAGCCGGCTGCTGGCTGGGTGCGGGCGCGCCCCGCTGACCGTGAATCCATACGCAACGGAGAAGGAGAGAGGATGACCGTAATCGAGGTCGAATTCATTGAGGCCGTGGCGATGCCCGGCGCGCGCGTGGGAGGCCGCCAGATGGACAGCCGCTGGCACTCCGCCCGCAACGGCAACGCGAACAACGTGTCCTGTAAGCTGTTCGGGCCTGGCTTCGTGTTCGAGACGGAGACGGACGCCGTCGTGGTCCCCTGGGCCAACGTGCGCTGGGTGAAGGTGGACAAGGAGACGTTGCCGAAGCGGTGACCCTGACGCCCGACGAGCTGCGCCTGTTCGAGGCGTACCAGCGCGCCGAGAAGCGGGCCGCGTTCACGCCCGAGGCGCTGTGCTTCCCGAAGCAGCTGGCGCCCATCAAGAGTACCGCCAAGCGCAAGGTACTGCGCTGTGGACGGCGGGCGGGAAAGACCACGGCGGTCGCCTTCAAGCTGCTCCTCGCCGCCTTGGAGCAGCCGGCGGTCCCGGTCATGTACGTCACGCTGACCCGCGAGAACGCCCGCGAGATCATCTGGGGCGACCTCATCTCGCTCAACGATGGCTACGGCCTTGGGTTCAAGGAGCACCAGAGCCACCTAGAGATGACTTCGCCGGGCGGCGGCCTCGTCCAACTGCGTGGGGCGCACACCGAGAAGGAAATCGCCAAGTACCGCGGCAAGAAGTTCAAGCTGGTCGTCATCGACGAGGCCCAGTCGTTCCCGGACCGCATCCTCGCCCCGCTCATCAAGGACGTCATCGGCCCCACGCTCCTCGACTACCAGGGCGAGCTCTGGCTGGTTGGTACCCCGCCGCCTCTGCGGCGGGGGTACTTCTTCGAGTGTTTTGCCGGCAAGCTGGCGGCCGGGCGGGAGCAGCACCATTGGACGGTGCGCGACAACGAGAGGCTTCCGGCGCGCCTCATGGGCGCGAGCGTCAACGACATCCTGAGCAGCATTCGCGACGAGTTCGGGTGGTCCGACACTGACCCGACCTACCTGCGGGAGTACGAGGGCCAGGACATCGAGGACCTGGAGGCGCTCCTCTACCAGTACCGCCCCGGGCGTAACACCTACGAGACGCTTCCAGAGGGCAAGTGGACCTTCATCTTCGGGGTGGACATCGGGTTCGACGACTCGGACGCCATCGCCGTGTGGGGCTGGCGCGAGCACGACAAGACGCTCTACCTCGTCGACGAAGACGGCGACAGCGGACAGGACATCACGGACCTCGCCGAGCTCATGAAGCCGATGATCGAGAAGTACAAGCCCATCCGCATTGTGATGGACGAGCACAAGAAGACCACCGCCGAGATCCGTCGGCGCCACGGGATTCCGATCGTCCCCGCCGAGAAGTCGAACAAACCGGGCTTCATCAAGCTGTTCAACGCCGACATGCGCAAAGGGAACGTGAAGGTTCGCCCTGACTCCTGGTTCGCCGAGGACTGCAGGCTGGTGCGGAAGGACCCGGACGCCCTCGTGCGAGATGTACTCCAGGAGCTTCCCGCCAAGAAGGGTGGCTTTCACAGCGACATCTGCGACGCTGCGCTGTACGGCTGGCGCGCGGCCCACCATTTCCTGGAGGGCGAGGCGCCGGCGCCACCGCCAGCCATTCCCGATGCCATGGAGGCCGAGCGCCTGGCCCGCGTCCAGAAGCAGGTGGCGGGCGATTCGTGGCTGGAGCAGGATGCCTCGTTCATGGGCATGGGCTGGCGCGGCGACTAGCGTCAGGAACGCCGCCGCCCTTGTGTGACTCTCGCTGAACAGCTCGCTCTCCTGGTGGCGAGTGGCGTGGCGCGCGCCCGCTTCGACGCCGGCACGGGTGCTCTCGTCGAGGTGGAGTTTGGCGCCCAGGCGCCGGCTGCCGTCCAGCAGGCCCAGCGCGAGGCAGACGTGGCGCCGACGGGGCCGGTGAGCACCGAGCACATGCTGAACTACTTCGACCCGTCGGGGGCCGTGTCGCGTGGCTGAGGAGCGGACGGTCTACGACAACGGGGGCACGCCTCAGCAGAAGATGAGCGCGGTCGCGCGCTGGTGGCTGGAGCCGTCCGACAACATCGGCGCCGCCATGGTGGCCGCGGCCAAGGCCGTCTACAACACGCCCCAGGAGCAGATCCGGCGCCGCGCTGACCTGGTGTTCGCTCGCCTTCACTCGGGACGCCCGCTCGCCAACATCTACGACTACGGGTCCGCCTTCCGCATGGGGACCGTGCTTGATGTGAGCGCCTTCGGCTGGAAGATCCCTATCAACGTCGTCCAGTCGGTCATCGAGTCCATCGCGAGCCGCATCGCCAAGAACAAGCCGCGCGTCCGCTTCCTCACCGAGGGCGGCGACTGGAGCATGCAGCGCCAGGCGAAGGGTCTGACGAAGTGGATGGACGGCTGGACGCGCGCGAGCGGCCTCTACAAGCTCGGCCGGCGCGTCTTCCGCGACATGGGCGCCTTCGGCACCGGCATCTTCAGCCTGTACGAGGACAACCAGAAGGCCGTCGTCGGCGTCGAGCGCACGTTGCCCTGCGAGTGCATCGTCGACGCCATGGAGGCCGCTCGCGGGCAACCGCAGAGTTTCTTCACCCACCGCCCCATCTACAAGGGCGCGCTCATGGACATGTTCCCGCGCGCCAGGGAGATCATCGAGAGGGCCAAGGGCTACGCACCGGGTGGCCCCGACGGCCGCGCCTCCGAGATGCTACCGGTGTTCGAGGGCTGGCACCTCAACGGCAAGCACGTGGTCGGGCTCGAAGAGGGCACCGTCTTTCAGGAGGACTGGGAGTTCGACTGGTTCCCGCATGTCAAGGGCGTGTGGCGCGAGCCGGACAGCGGATATTGGGGCCTCGGGGCCGCCGAGAACCTGCTTGGCATCCAGTACGAGGTGGCCCAGCTCCTCGAGCGCTTCCAGCGCAGCATGAAACTCGGGGCGAAGCTCTGGGTGTTTCGTCAGCCCGGCGGACCGAACAAGGCGCAGATGACGAGCGCCGAGATGACGATCATCGACGCCGAGACGCCACCCACGTTCGCGGCGCCCAACCCCATGCCGGCCCAGGCCTACGAGTACCTGTGGGAGCTGGTCTCGCGCGCCTACGAGATGGAGGGCGTGAGCCAGGACTTGAGCACCGGCACCAAGCCGGCAGGCCTCGATTCAGCGCCGGCGCAGCGCGAGTACAACGACACGCAGACCCAGCGGTTCAGCTGCCTCGGCCAGGAGTGGGAGGAGTTGCACGTCGAGATCGCCGAGAAGAACGTGGCGCTCACGAAGCGCATGGTGAAGCGCGGCAAGAGGGTGGTGGTGAAGGCACCCGACAGCAAGATCATTGAGCAGATCGACTTCGCCAAGGTGGACCTGGACGAAAACCGCAGCATCATCGCTCCGTTCCCCACGTCGAGCCTGCCCACCACGCCCGGCGCCAAGATCCAAGCCATCAAGGAGTGGTACGAGGCCGGCCTCATTCCCGACCGGGAGACGGCCCTGTCGCTCCTAGACTTCCCGGACTTCGAGGAGGCGCTGTCACTCGAGCTGGCGGCCATCGAGGACATCAAGCGCATTCTGGAAAAGATCGTGGAGCACGGGAAGTACGAGACCCCCGAGCCCTACATGGACCTCCAGCGCGCCTCCCGAATGGCCCAGGCGGCCTACCTGCGCGCGCGCAACGACGAGGTGCCCGAGAAGCGCCGGGACCTGCTGCTCCGCTTCATCGACGACGTGCAGGACCTCATCGCCGAGATGGCCCCGCCGCCGGCCCCGACCCCCGCCATGCTCGCTCCTGGGGTGCCCGGCCAGCAGCCGGCCCCGGCCCCCGAGACCCTGCCGCCCGCTGGCCCGCCGCAACAGGCCGCGCTGCCCCCAATGCCGCCCATGGCATAGCGCCGGGAACGTCGCCGCCTGGGTATGGGAGACGAAGTTTCCGCGACCCAGCCGAGCGCCCAGGCAGCGCCGGCCGTCGCCAATCCCGCCACCGCCGCCGTCGACGCGCGGGCTGCCGCGCTCGCCATCCTGAACAAGGCGTCCGCGCCCTCGCAGGCCGCTGCGCCGGCCGCCCAGGCCCCTGACCCAAAAGCGTCTGCCCCCTCTGCCTCCGCGAATGGTGGGAGCGAGGCGGGCAAAGCCGAGAGTGCCCCCGGTACTGCCGCGCCTGCTGCCGCTGAGCCGGCCCTCCCGCCCGAACTGGCTCAGCAGCGCCAGCAGCTCTCCCGCGGATTCGCGAAGCTGGCCACCGAGAAGGCCGCCTTGCTCCAAAAGGAGCAGTCCCTGAAGGGACTCGAGCGCTTTGTGGGCTTCGACGAGAAGGTGAAGGCCGATCCGGCGGTCCTTCTCGACCTCTACGGCGCCGATTTGCTCGAAAGGCTCGCCGTGCGCCACCTGGAGCGGTCCGGGGCGCCCGTCGAGATCACCGTCGAGGACCGCGTGGCGGCCCTGGAGGCCGAAAAGAAGGCCCTGGCCGACGCGAAGGCCAAGGAAGAGTCCGATCGCGCCGCCCGGGCGCCCCAGGAGGCTCGTGAGCAGGGCGTGAAGATGGTCGCTGACCATCTCGCGACGATGGCGGACCAGTTCCCGGTCACCGTCTCGCGCGGAGAGGCGCATCACGTCTTCGACGCCGTCGCGCGCTTCGCCCTCAAGCACAATTTGCCGTTCGAACAGGTCACCATGGACACGGTAACCGTGGTGGCGAAAGCCTACGAGGAGGCTCGTCAGGCTCAGGTGGACGAGGAGTTCAGCGCCCTCGCCCCCAAGGTGCCGAAACTCGCTGCGCGGCTGGCGCCGCCGAAGCCGGAGACCCCGGCGCAGGCGCCCTCAGGGGATCAGGTCCGTGGAGCACAGGCAGGCTCCGTGACACTCGCCGGGCGAGCTGCGAATGAGGCGCCGCCTCCGCAGCCAGCGCGCGTGCAGAGCAAGGAGGAGCTGCGAGAGCTGGCTCTCCAGCACTTCAAGAAGCCCGCCGCGTAGCCGCCGTGCCCGGCTCTCCGAGGAGAGCCCATGTCCACTCCCGCAACCGTAGCAGCCGCGCTCAAGACGCGGTTCTACCTAAACAAGAACACCATCCCCGACATGACGTACGAGGAATCCCCTCTGTACGCCGTGATTCCGAAGTCCGAGGACTGGGGCGGCGACGCCTCCACCTTCCCGATCCTCGTCGGGCAGAACCAGTCCGGGTCCGCCACATTCAGCACCTCGCAGGCGCTGAAGACCACCGCTGCGGGTACCTACAACCTTCAGAAGTGGTTGCTCCCGAGCACCGCCAACAAGAAGCACTACGCGTTCGCCACCGTGCCCGGCGACATCATCCGCCTGATGGAGGGGAACGCGAACGCGTACTTCCCCGCCGTCGAGGGTGAGGTCGAGTCGATCTTCAAGGCCACCGCGCGCCGCTACTCGATCGACATGTTCCGCGACGGCTTCGGTGCCATCGGCACCATCGCCACCGGCGGCATCTCGGGCGCGACCATCACGCTCGCCCAGGCCGAGGACGCGAAGAACTTCGAGCAGAACATGAACGTCGTCTTCTCCCAGACCAACGCGGCCTCCGTGCTGCGTGGCGCGGGCGGCGGCGCGTCCCAGGTGCTCGTCGTCTTGAACGTCAACGAGGACACCGGCGTCATCACCTTCACCGCGAACGTTTCCACCGTCACCGGCGGCGGCGGCTCCGTGAACGTCGGCGACTCCGTGTTCGTGTTTGGCGATCGCCAGGATTCGGCCACCCCCTCGCGCCTGCGCATGGTGGGGCTCGAAGGCTGGATTCCGTTCGACCGCACCACGATCACCTCTTCGCCGTTTTTCAACGTCAACCGCCTCCAGAACCCGACCCGCCTCGCGGGCTCGTTCATCGACGGGTCGAACCGGTCCATTCGCGAGACGGCGCAGACGCTGATCTCGCTCATCTGCTCTCGCAAGGGGAATCCAAAGTACGCCTTCGTGAGCTACTCGAAGTTCAACGAGCTGGGTCTCGAGCTGGGCGGCAACGTCGGCTACACGAACATCAAGGTCGGCGAGACCGGCGTGGTGGGCTTCAAGTCCCTCACCATCAACGGTCCCAAGGGCCCCGTCGAGGTCATGGCTGACCAGGGCTGCCCGTCGAACCGCATGTTCGTCATCCAGCCCGACACCTGGAAGCTGCTTTCTCTCGGGCGCCCCATCGGGTTCCTCGACGAGGACGAGCAGCGGATGCTCCGGGAGACCAGCGCAGACTCGTACGAGATCCGCATCGGCGGGTACGTCGAGATGCTGTGCATGGCCCCTGGGTTCAACGGGGTCGCCCAGATCTGACCGTCTTCCTGGTAGCCGGGCCGCCAGCACGGGGTCCGGCCGCCGGGGGAACAAGGAGACCAACCCATGGCGCTCAATAACCGCGGCGGGATTTCCCCCCGCCGAGACCAGGTGGACCTCTTCGGCCGCATGAACACCTCCACCAACGGCACCATCACCACGCAGACCAAGCGCCGTTACAGCGGCTTCACGGTCGCCAAAACCGGGACCGCTCAATACACCCTCACCGTCGACAAGGTGGCCAACCGCCTCGCCGAGATGATCGCCCTTCAGGCGACGCTCATCGGAACGTTCGCGGCCGGCAGGGGCCTCGTTCCGCTCGTGACGACGGACTACAACACGACCACCGGGGCCGTCGTCGTCACCTTCGTGAACGACGCTGGCGCGATCACCGGCGAGTTGCCGGACGGCGTGTCGGTCATGTGGAACCTCATTGGGTCCACCTCGGTGGCGCAGGTCGGCTGATGAAGCCGAACGACGCCATCGACGTCGTGGTCGAGAAGCTGCCTCCGCCCAAGAAGGCGGGCGGGGGCGGCGACTCGGACTACAACGACTCCGAGGAGGGAGAGGCCGGCGAGAGCGCGGCGTTCTCCGAATTCATGGACGCCGTGGGTGTGAAGCCGAAGGACCGCAGGGCGGCTCTCGCTGCGCTCACGGACCTGATCCGCATCTGCTCCGCTCCCGAGGAGGCCGGGGAGTAGGGTGCCGACGACGGTTGCGCAGCTACGCACCCAGGCGCAGGCCCGGGCGGACTTCGAGAACGACACCAACGTCTCGAACGCCGCCTGGGCCTCGTTCTTGAGCGGCGGTCGCCAGCGCCTTCGCCGGCTGATGGCCAAGGCCGACCCCCAGTACTTCGTGGCCAACAAGACGTTCACGCTCGTCTCGCCGTCGTTCACCTACGATCTCCTCGCCAACGCACCGACCTTCTGGAAGGCTCTCTCTTTGGACTACTCGTACGGCACCCCAGACGGTTTCCAGCAGGTCGGGCGCTTCCTCTGGCACGAGCGCGCCAATCTCTCGGACCGCCGCTTCCGCATCTACGGCAACACGCTCGAGGTGAGGCCGCAGACGCTGGCCGCGGGAACGTACACGCTCTGGTACATCGCCCAGCCCGCGGTGCTGAGTGCCGACGCCGACGCCCTGGACCTGGCCGAGGACATCTACTCGGAGTTTCTGGTGCTCGATGCGGCCATCAAGGCCCGCAAGCGTCAGATGAAGGATGCGGCCGACCTCCAATCGGAGCTGGAGGAGCTGATCTCGGAGATCCGGGCCAACGCTGGCGACAACGACGTGGGCGAACCTGATCGAGTGCTCGACGTCGAAGACACCGTCTACTGGAGGCCGCGCCTCCCGCGCCCGTAGCACATGGCCGGCCCGCTCAAGACAACCCGGACCGACAACGTCGATCTCAACAACGCGGTTCGCGACGTCAAGGACTTCGCCGACCAGCTCGAGGACGCTCGCCAGGGCGTCATTGCCTACCCGGCGTCCATCATCAGCCAGCGGGCCCAGCTGCGCGACGAGGCCATGGTGTCGTACCGCGGACCGGCCACCACGCTCTCCCTGCCCCCGGCGATGCAGCGCGGGCGCGGCAAGGCCCAGACGGTGTTCATCGCCAACAAGGGCTCGGGGTCGCTCACCATCGTCCCCACCAAGCCGCCCTCCGGCGGTCAGCCTGACGTTCTCGTGGGGGGCAACTACACGCTCCCCGTCGGAAACTGGGCCATCTTCGAGAGCGACGGCTACCAGAATTGGTACGTCCTGTCGAACGTCCTCGTCCCCACCGGCGTGACGTCCATGAAGGCGAACGCGGGCGGCACCCCGCGCACCGGCGCGCTCGAGCTGGACGGCACCGGGGCCGTGACGGTCACCGACAGCGGCGGCGCGGGCTTGCACCGCGGCGGCAACGGGGTCGAGAAGCGCTACGTGTACCTCGAGCCGGGCGAGATCTCGATCCACGACGACCGCTGGCTGACGCGGCCGTGGGGCGTCCTCGGCGGTGAGCCCGGCGGCCGCTCGGAGAAGATCCTCCGGCGCTCGGACGGCAGCGAGGTACGGCTGCCCTCCAAGTGTGACCAGATCGTCGTCGAGCCCGGCGACATGCTCATCTACCGGACCGCTGGAGGCGGCGGCTGGAAGGACCGGCTC